GCGAGCTGCGGCGCCTTGTCGGGCGTCACCTGCGCCGCCGAGTCGAGCATGTCGCCGACCGAGGTCATCGCTTGCGTCAGGCCGGTGAGGACCTCGGGCGGCATCCCCTGCGCGGGGATCTGGCCCGGGAGCTGGCCGGCGAGGCCGGACATCGAGAACGGGGCGTTCGGGTCGACGCCGCCCATCGGTGTGGGCGACGGCGGCGGGCCGTCGAGCGCGCTGGCGCCGGGGGTGGGGCCGATGCCGGGGAAGCCGCTGCCGCCCATCGGGGGGAACATCTATCGCCCCCTTCCGAAGCTGCGACCGCTTCGCATGGATTTCTGGGCCGGTGCAGATTTGCCGAACGGCTTGCCCTTCTTGCTTTTCACAAACGACGGCTTCTCGGACATCGCCGCGTCGGCGCCGCTGGCGGAGGCGCCCTTTTTCGCGAACGGCGGTGCGAGGTTCCCTTTCGGCATGGAGGACTCCCTGCGGGACTGCACCCGCGCCATCATCTGGTCGAAGGTCTCGCCGCTGTTGCTCATCGCGGTTTGCTCAGCGAGCGGCCGGCCGAGGGGCGCTTGGTGCCGTGCCACTTCGCCGACCCCGGCTTGCCTTTGTTGATCGAGGCGTAGAACACCCGCTCGCCCTTTTCGGCGCCGTACTGCGATTGCATCGAGCCGAGGACTTTGCTGCCGGAGCGGGTGAGCGGCATCTGAGGAGCTAGCGTCAGGGGAGATTTCGCGTTTGTCTAGACCCCCCGAGCTGCTGGCTACTTGTCGCTCTCCGTGATGGTCGACCGCCCGTCGGACTTCTCTTCCTGCTGCGGCGGCGCCTGGCCGCTGGCTTTCCGCCCCGCCGGGTTGACCGTCTGGCCGATGCCGATCAGCTGCTGCGCCTGCAGCCGTTCGGTGACGGTGACCGGGACGCGGATCTCCATCAGCTGGCCCGACATCTGGTCGAGCGAGAAGGTGCGGTTGGTCACCGGGTCGGTGTACTGGGGGAGCGGCATCGCGCCCATCGCCATCATCTGCATCGCGCCTTCGAGCTGAGTGGCCTGGCCGAGCATGTTCGGGAGGACGTCGGGCGGCGGCGGGGCGAGCGGCGGCAGCGGGATCGCGGGCGGCGCGCCGACGTTGGGCGTTTCCAGCGTTTCGTGCAGCGACCAGAAGTCGTAGTAGCCCATGCGCGCCAGCTGCACGCGCATCATCTTGCGCTCCTGCGCGTCCATGGCGAGGACCGAGTTCGGCGCGACGACGAAGATGAACTGCTTGTGGAAGTACTGCGCGCGTTGATCGCGGCTGGTGGTGTTGGCGTCGAGTTCGGGCGTGTAGCCGGCCTGGCCCGGGAGGAGCGCCGGGACGAACATCTCGGGATCGAAGTCGAACTCGTTGAGCATGTTCCCGCCGGTGCCGAGGACCTGCACCCGCTTGTTCTGGCTGAGGAACTGGAAGTAGTTGACCTTGATCATTTCGCTGAAGTCGCGCAGGAAGAGTTCCACCTGGCGCGCTTCCTGGCGGATCTCGGGGGTCAGCGCTTCGTAGTACTTCTGGATCGTGTCGGCCGAGGGCATCTGGCGCAGCTGGAGGAGGGCGGAGAGATTGGCCGTGCCACTGAGGTCGGCGAATTTCTGGGTGAGCTTCTCCCACAGCTCGATGCCCATGGCGATGACTTGCGGGTTGGGGCCGTCTTCCTTCTTCCACGGGTCGCCGAACCCCGGCATCACCTTGACGCGCTTGCCCGGGCGGCGCGGGTCCATCAGCTTCATCGTCGCTTCGCTGACGGCGGTGCGGTTGTAGGTGATGTCGGGGTTCATCCACTGGCGCATCCCGAGGCGCACGTCATGCACGGTGTCGTTGATCGCGTCCTGCAGCGGCAGCAGATCGTTGAACAGCGGAATGCCGAGGAACTGCCAGGGGACGCTCCAGAGCTTGAGGCGGCAGAACGGAAACATGCCGTGCCAGTAGGTGTTCGGGCCGTCGTAGATCAGCGCGTCTTCGGTGGCGACGAGCAGGCGCTTGCGCGGGTAGAGCGGCTCTTTCGGCTGGACGACATAGGCCCAGTTGGTGCCGGGTTCGCCCATGACGATCGGCTGGTTGGTGAGGTTGCGCGTGCGGTCGGTGAAGTAGGCGCGGTAGACGACGATCGATCCGGCGCGGGCCTTGCGGGTGGTGGCGGCGGTGCCAGGCCAGGCGATCGAGTCGAGCGGGTCGGCGGGCGAGATCAGGCGCGACATGCCGGTGCGGAAGCGGCCCATCACCTGGCCGAGGAGGGTATCGGCCGAGGCGCGGAAGAGATGCTGCTTGGTTGGATACATCCCCTTGAGGACGTTGACGGTGTGCTCCTCGCGGAAGCAGACGCCTTCCCAGAGCTGGTTCGATCGACCGAAGGACGGGCGCAGCGGGAGGGTATCGCGCGGGTCGCGGGCGGTCAGTTGATGCGCGCCGCCGTAGGGCGCGTGCGGATCCCAGTCGACGACGAGATCACCGGTGCCGCCGGCCAGGGAGTACTTGACGCAGTCGCCGAGGTCGAGGTCCATCATTGTGGTGACCCACTCCGCCATCAGGTACTGGTTGAGGAGGTTCGCCTGGACCTGGTACTCGGGGTTGGATTTCCACCCGGCGACCGGCTTGAGGTCGGTGATCGCAGAGACGTGCGCCTGCATCGCCTTGCGGGTCTCGTTGATCGTGACCTGCGGCAGGTATTTGAGGCGGCACTGCTCGGCGGAGAGCTGGTTGCCGACGATGTAGTCCTGGGCACGGCCGATGAGATCGTAGGACGGGTCCTGGCGGTTGATCGCGTCGCCCTCCTGGACCCACTCGCGCAGCCAGCCGAGCACGCGCGGGTCGCCGCGGGTGAGCGAGTCGACCGAGGTCGGCGGCAGGTCGAGCACACCCGAGGGCGAGAAGTCGGCCATGGCGATCAGTCCTTCAGGTGTGAGGTGGCGAGCGGCGTGTCGTCAGAGACGCCCGGGCCGTAGGCGAGATCGGGGTCCTCAGCAGACTTGCGGATCGAGGCGCCGAATTTTTTGACGTAGGCGGGGTCGGGCTGCTCGCCGCCGGTCCACCCGGGCGCGAGCGAGTGGGTGTGGACGTTCGATCGATCTTGCGAGTAGCGGCGCCAGACGATCGGCTGCCCCTCGCCGTTGCGCGCGTCGGCTTCCGATTGCCGCTCGATCGCGCGCAGCTTGTGGAGCGAGTCGACGCGGACGGGATGGTTCTGCCCGTCGTAGGCGTCGAAGGCCTCGAAGCCAGGACCGCTGCCGGCGTCCATGCGCCCCACTTGCGGGATCCAGGAGGTGGGTCTGCCGCAGTGCTCGGGCGCGCCGGAGCGGGCGCCGAGTTCGATCGGGACGTTGATGTCGGTGAGGACCTGGCCGCAGACCTGACACCAGAAGTCGTGGAGTGCCATCAGCGTGACCCCACGTATTCACCCGTCAGGATAGCGTCATCGACTTCGACCTGATCGACCTCTTTACCCGTCGCCTCGCCTCTCGCGTCGTAGACGTGGTAGGTCGGCCGACGCCCCGGAACCGTTCGCGGCTCCAGCCGACTCACCAGGTCCAGGTTGATCCATGCGTCGTCCACCGACCGAATGAAGCACGCCATCAGCTCACCTCCAGCCGCGAGTGGCCGAGGGCCAGGATTGGCCCCCGTCTCCCCCACCCGGAACGCGTCAGGATTGACGCGTCCCTCCCCGCTCGCCAGTTCCTCATGGCACACACATCCCGTCATCGACCAGCAGGACAGTGACCGGCTGCCGCCCGCAGCGGAAGGCGATGAAGCAGGCGAGCGAGCGCGTGTCCTGCAGAATCTGAATGCGACAGAGCTTCGACTGCTGCTCGAAGACGGCGACGAAGCGCGGGCGCCCCGGCGCGACGCTCGCGCAGGCGGCGATCGAGACGACGAACGCGACCAGGGGCAGCAGCAGTCCGCGGCACATCAGCCTCCCTAGCCCCCCTTGTAGAACAGCTCTTCTTCGATGCGAGCGACGACGGCTTTCATCTCCGCTTCGAGCGAGCGCCCGCGCTTCTGTGCGCGGTGCTGCAGTTCGGCGAGCTGCCCGGGCGAGAACGGGATGCGGATGTCGCCGACCTTCATCGCGGCGAGCTTCTCGACGGCGCGGCACAGCGCCTCGGGCGAGCGCGTCGAGCCGAAGCCGGTCGTCTCTTCGAGGCGGTTGCAGTCGAGCGGCCCGAGCTGCAGCCCGGGCACAGAGACTGGCGTGGCGGCGGTCTGCAGCTGGTCGAGCAGCGTTCGCATCTGGGAGATCACGTTCCGCACGACGCCGATGCGCTCAGGCGTGGGAGCGATCGTCGGCTCAGGCGCGGGAGCGATCGTCGAAGTAGAGACCGCCGCTGCCGGTGCCGCCGCTGCCGGTGCTTCCGTCGCTTCCGGTATCGAGGCTGGAATAATCATCGGCGTGGACACTTTCATAATCCATCTCCAGGTCGTCGGCATCCGCCGCGGTGGCCGGCGAGTTGCGGTAGTCGGGCACTTCGGTCGCCTGGTCGCGGTGCAGCTGGTCGAGCGCCGCCTTGCGCCGACGCCGTTCGGCCACCGGTTCGATCTCGCCGCCGGCCATCCGCCAGGCGACGTAGAAGCCGATCGCCGAGGCCATCACGCAGTCGTCGTGCTGGCCGCGCGCCGCTTCGGCTTCCCCGATTGTCGATTCGGTAATGAAGTGGCGCAACTCCCCCCTGGTGAGCGGCGAGTTGAGGACCAGGTCGGGGAGGCGCGTGATCGGGTCGAAGGTGGTGATGGCGCCGTAGTAGCTGGCGAGGAGCAGCGGACGCGTGCGCGGTGAGGTCACCCAGCCGATGCGGGTCGAGTAGCGGCGCTCGGCCGACGCCGCATCCGCGTACTCCCAGACGTAGAAGTGGCAGTAGCCCAGGTGCAGCTGCAGGGTGTCCTGGGTGGCGAGGCCGTGGTTGTTGGTCTCGATCGCCGCCATCGCTTCCACTTGATCGGCGTCGGCGTAATAGCGGCCGATGGCGTCGCAGACAAAGGCGAGCTGTTTGGGGTCGAGGCGGTTGCTGACGTACTGGGCGACCTGCTCGGCCGGTTCTTCGATCGTCGGCTGGCGGATGATGTCGACGACCGAGTAGTCGAGGCCGAGGCCGTCAGAGACGTCGACCGACATGATGTAGCGGCGCGGGCCGCGCACCCGCGGGTACTCCCAGATGGCGAGGACCGAGCCGCGCAGGTTGGGCATCGCGGCGAGCTGAGAACGGGTCAGGCGGCGGAAGCCGTAGCCGGGAGGGACCGGGTCGACTTCGTGGGTGATCTTGGTCGAGCGCGCGGCGGGGTCGTGCGGCGCGAGCGGCGGGACCACACGCTTGGCGTCGAGGTCGGCGGTCTCGTCGGCGACGGTGCGGAGGCGCGCGATCTCCATCGCCGGTTCGACCGACCAGACGTCCTTGAGCGGGCGGAGCGAGCCGGCGCGGTCGATCGCTTCGAGCTGTTCGAGGGTGAAGACCGAGCGGCCGGCGTACTGGAAGCACTCCTGGTCGTCGGCCGGATACTCCTTCAGGAATTTATACAGCTGTCCCTTGGTCTCGTAGAAGCGGCGCGTCTTCTCGTACCAGTACATCTGCTCGCGCGAGAGGCGGACGGTGCGCCCGCTGAACCACTTCGGCGAGTCCTTCTCGCATTTCATCGCGTGGGCGATGGTGGTCGAGGAGGGCGTCCAGTCGAGCGGCGCGGGGAGCGAGTACTTCTTCGGCTCCGCCGACCAGGGGATGAAGACATTCTTGAAGCGGCCTTCGTCCTGGCCGCTGGCGAGCCAATGCTTGTGCCACCAGTCGCCGGCAAACTCCGCTGTCGCCTCGTAGAGGACCAGCGTGTCGGGCGAGTAGGGGATGGCGGGGAGCAGAGCGGTGTCGAGCTGCTCGGGGTTCTCCCAGGTGGGGAGTTCGCTGATGTGGACGACCGAGTAGGTCTGGCCGCGGCCGATCGCGCCCTTCGATCCTTCGGCGCCGGTGGTCGACTGGAGCGCGCCGCGGGTGGATTTGCCCCAGGCGGTTTTCAGGTAGCACTGGTTGGCGAGCGAGAGTTCGCGGTTCTTGTTGAAGTAGACGCGATCCGGCTTGAGGAACCAGGGCAGCTGGTCGTAGATGCGGACGACCATGCGAAAGAGGTAGCCGGCTTGTTCCTCGACGTCGGCGCCGCTGAGGGCGCGGGTGTGCGTGCGAGTGACGAGGCGATGCGCGACGAGGGCTTCGCTGAGCGTTGAGACCCCGAGCTGGCGCGCCTTGAGGATGTTGAGGAGCAGACCGTCGGGCGAGCCGATTCGGACGTTGTGCCGTTCGATCTGGGCGAGCTGGTCGAGGACCATGCGCTGTGACTCCCAGAGCGGCGAGAGGCGGCGCAGGCCGTGGCCCTCTTCGTCGATCCAGACGAAGCGCTCGGCGAAGTAGGGGAAGTCGTAGATGCTGCGGAGGCGCGAGGAGGCGATGAAGCGCTGCTCGTCTTCGCTGAGCGGCCGGGTGACGGTGTTGGTGTCGTCGACCGCCTGCATCACCGAGGCAGTCAGGGCGGCGGAGTCGTCGATGGAGTAGCGCGGGATGGCGCCCTGGAAGGTCGAGCGGAACTGGCGCGCGGTCTCGGCTTCGTCCTCGGCGATGAGATCGGGGTGATACACGGGGCTAGTACTTCTTAGGGACTGTGCAGTCCCACAGTCCGGCGGACTGTCGAACTGCCGGAACGTCGCACTGTGGGACCGCTGGACTGATGTCGGGCATCGCCTGCTCAGTGCAGCGAGGTCTTCGGGTCGTCCGGCTCGTCGTCCTCGTCGCTCTGCGCGTCCGCGTCGGGGTCGTCCTGGCGCGGGGTGGGGGCACCCGCGGGTGGCTCCTGTCGCGGCGACTCTGTCGGCTCGGCGGGCGGATCCTGGATCTGCTCGCGCGGCTCGATCGGCTCGCGCGGCGCCTGCGACCGACGGCGGGCGGGGCTGAAGAGCAGCTCGCCGACCGCCTGCTGCAGCTGTTCGAGCGCGCCGCTGCCCTGGGCGACCAGAGCGGCGCCGCCGGAGGTCATCACGCCCTGGTTCTGCTGCACGATGAGGCCTGCTTTCTTTTCCGTGAGGTGGCCGAGTTCGAGTGCCAGCTTCTGCCGATCGAGGTCCGGTTCGGTGAGGGTGACGCCGGTGCCGTGGCACTGGCGGCAGGTGGGTCGTTCCTCGCCGACGCAGTCGCAGGCGACCTCCTGCGGCGCGGCGCGGACCATCACGTCCTCGACGATGGGCGGAAGACGGCGGGCGATGATGTGCGTCGCCTCGATGTGCGCCTTGGCGATGAGGGCTTTGCGGTAGGCGGTGAAGAGGTCGGCGACCGAGATGCCGTGCATCGTACAGAGCTTGCGGAGGCTCCAGCGCGCGTAGCGGTGGTCGAGCAGGTGGTCGACGATCTGCTGGACCTCGGGCGCGTCGGCGGCGACCGAGAGGACGTCGGTGAGGCTCTGCCGGCCGCCGACCGCGCGCGAGAAGGTCTCGACCGCGTGGTCGTTCAGCTGGACCTCGTCGTCGGCGAGGCGCCCGCCCATGCGGAGGCGCGCCGCGGCCGGGATGAGCGCGGAGGTCTGCGCCTTGGGGCGGCCGACCGGCTTTTTCTTGTTGGCGCTTCGGGCACCCGCGGGTCGCGGCGCGGTGCCGCTATAGCTGCGAATCGGCATCGGGAGCTGGACCTCTCTAGACCTTAGACCTCGTAGCGGGTGATGACGCGGTTGCCCAGCAGCTGGTGGGCGACCAGGCCTGGCACCTGGCGCGGCTCGACGTGGCGGCGCGGAATGAGCGTCGGCGGCTGCTCGCGCAGGAAGCGCTCGACCTCGTGGGGGTCGCGTGGCGGGGTGGGGGGCACCACGGTGGTCGCTTTCATCGGCGGGCCTCCATCAAGCGCGTGAGTTCCAGCTCGCGCTCGGCGAGCCGCTTCTGCAGGTCGGTGGTTTTCTCGTCGGCCAGGTAGGTGAGGATCTCTTCGTCATCGGGCGAGTGCCCGGTGGCGGTAGTGATCTTGGCGACGAAGTCGAGCGCGAGACCCGCTTCGATCGGGTCGAGGAAGCTGACGGCGGTGTCGGCGTTGAGGGTCTTGCGGTCAGGCGGGACGAGGGCGGGTGGCGCGAAGTGGTCGGCCAGGCGGGCGAGCACGTCGGTCTGGCGGTCGAGTGCCGCGGCGACCCGGCTGAGGTCGCGGGCGACCCGCCGCAGGTAGATCGCTGCCGCCATGCGCTTGAACATCAAGGTGTAGGTCAGTAAGCACCGGGGAGGGGGTCTTGTCTAGTCCCCCTGGCAGCGGCACAGTGCAGACATGCTGACAACCGGGATGACGACCAGGACCGCGCCGCTCTCGGATGACATCCTGGAGGTGGTGGTCGAACAGGACGGCACGGTCGTGGGGCGCTGCCACCTGTTCACCGCGGTCCACTGGGACGAGTGGTGGATCGACGAGGCGCACCGCGGCAAGGGCGTGGTGCTGAAGCACCTGGTCGAGCGCAGCCTGGAGGTCCTGAACGAGGCAGGGCTTGACACCGTGTATTGCGGCGTCGAGGATGCGAGACCAGATGTGGCCGAGCTGCTGGCGCACTTCGGGTTCACGCCCGCGCCGGGGCGGCTGTTCCTGCTGAAGTTACGACGGGACGCAAGTGAAGCAAGCGAAGGAGTGACCGATGGGCGCGATGGCACCGATGAACACGCTGGCGGGTAGCATGACCGGCGGGATGGCGGGCGGCAAGAAGCAGGGCCAGCCGATGCTCGGCCAGAACGTCGGCACGCTGGGGCTGCTGGGGCAGATGGGGCAGCAGGGGATGGGCGGCATGCCACCGGCGCAGGGGGAGGTCAACGGCGGCAAGGCCTTCACCGACGGACCCGGCAACCTGCGGGGCCAGGGCCAACCCGCGGGTCAGGCGTTGCCCGGGGCGCTCGGGACGTTCAAGGCGACGCTGGGCCAGCAAAAAGGCGGCAGCTTCATGAGCCGGATCAAGAAAAGCCTGCCGTCGCTGCGCGGCCTTCCCGGCATGGGCGGCCCAAACCAGACCCAGAGTAGCGTCCCCTGGGGACTGAACGCGAAAAACGCCATGGGCATGGGCGGCGGCATCGGCGGCGGCATCGGGGCCGGCGGTGGCCTGGCCGGCATGATGGGCGGCGTCGGCCAGCTGATGAACAACCCGCAGGCCGGCGGCATGGGCGGCAACCCGCTGCTCGGCAACGCGGGCGGGGGCGGCAGCCCGTACAAACCGCAGTTCCCCGGCGGGATGATGCCGCAGTTCCAGCAGGGCCAGATGGCTCAGCAGCAGCAGGCGCAGCAGAACCAGCCGCCAGGCGAGCCGAAGCGCGACGAATAGCCGCACCCGCCCAACCCACCGCAAGGGACCGAGCTGAGCCGTTCGGTCCCGTTTCCTTCAGATCCTCAGCTTTCCTCAGCTTTCCGCAGATTTTTTCAAAATTTAGTTGAAAAATCGCTGAAAAATCGCTGATACCGGGTGCAGGCGCTCGCGCCTCTCCCCCCTACGGCCTCGCGGACAATGCGCCCGCCGCCAGCTGCTGGCAGGCTGGCCGCCAGCTGGCGGCGTCGAGGCGCCCGCCAGCCGCCCGCGTCGAGGCGCCCGCCAGCTGCCGGGGCCGGCGGCCGGCTGCCCCGCCAGCTGCCGAGGCCGGCGAAGCGGGCCGGCGGGCCGTTTCGCCTGACCTTCGTCGCGGAGCGCGCCGCTAACCTACTGAGCCGGTGCGACTTACAGCCCACGCGTCTGAGAAGCTGGGTTATGTTAACCAGGTGGGCGGGGCTGAGCCGGCGGCCGGCGGCTGCTGGCCGGCTGGAAAGTGTATGGTTTGGCAGACTAAAGTGCAGGTATTCCAGACAATCTGGCAGGCGGCTCGCTGGCAGCTGCGGCCGTTTGCTGGCAATCTGGCCGGTTGCCAGATGGCACGATGCCTGCAGCTGAGCCGTTTGGACCTCGTCCCGAGGCAACCAACCGACAACCGCGGCCGGCCTGAGCAGTCGGCCCTTTCGCAGGAGTTACCGACATGGCACACAATCTCGCGACCCTCAACAACACCGTCGCTATGGCCTACATCGACGGGCCGGCGTGGCACAACCTCGGCAACAACGTGCTGAAGCTGATGCGGGAGGCCACGCCCGCCACCTACGTGGACGTGGCGCTCGACGCGGCCCAGATGCGGTATCAGGTGGGCAGCGTCCCGATGCACCTCCCCGACGGCACCGAGGTGCGCGGCCACAAGATCAGCGTCCGCTTCGCGGCGGATGGCACCGTCGCGGCTGTCTTCGGCCCCGTCGGCGACGGCTACACCCACACCCAGAACGAGGAAAACGTCTCGATCCTGCGGGTGCTGGCGGAGGAGTTCGGCTGCGTCCCGGCTGTGGCCGGCGTGCTGGGGCAGGGCGAACGCTGCTGGATGCTCATGCGGCTCGCGGACGCGACGATCACGCCGGTGGCGGGCGACGACGTGCGCGGGTACTTCCTGCTGCACTGGGGCCACGACGGCAACATGTCGGTGCAGGGGCTGGGCACGTCGGTGCGCGTCGTCTGCCAGAACACCCTGAACATGGCGACCAACGGCCGCAAGGCGTGGATCAGCATTCGCCACACCGCGAGCGCGTCGGCGCGGCTCGACGAGGCCGCCGGCATTGTCCGCAAGCTGATGGAGGCGCTGAAGACGACCGGCGACACCTTCGCCGGCATGGCCGCCAAGCGGCTCAGCGCCCAGCAGATCGTCGCCTACATCGACAGCGTCATCCCGAACACTGACGCGAAGGCCGCGACCGTGGCCCCGGTGATTCAGGCGCGGCGTGAGACCGTGGCGCGGTTGGTTCACGCCGGCCGGGGCGCGGCCATGGCGAACCAGCTGGTCGACACCCGCGACGGCAGCGCCAGCCTCTGGGCCACGGTGAACGCCGTGAGCGAGTACTTCGACCACGTTCGGCCGGCTGAGGCGAAGAGCGACGCCGGCCGCCAGAACGCGTTCGAGTCCGCCCTGTTCGGCGGCAATGCCGAGGTGAAGGCCGCAGCCTTCGCTGAGGCGCGGCAGCTGCTGGGCGCGGTCTAGGCGCCCTGGCGGCCCCTCTGGGGCTGCTGGCATGACGCCGGCAGCCCCGCCCTTCAACGACGACGACGCAGGAGACAACGACCATGGCAACGACGACGACGACGACCGCCCCCGCCTTTCGGACCATTACCGCCCGCTTCGCCGGCACCTGCAAGCGCTGCAAGGGGCCGATCACCGTCGGCCAGTCGATCCGGTTTGGCGGCCCCGGCCGGACCTATCACCTAGCCGACGCCTGCAGCTACGTCCCGCCTGCGTCGACGCTGTCGACGTCGGCGCCGGCTGACTACGTGGCGGCGCCGGCAGCTGCCCCGGTGGCGCCCGTGGCGGCTGTCCCGGTCGCGGTCGCGGTCGCGCCGGCAGCTGCAGCGGTCGACGACAAGGCGCTGATGTCAGCGGCCATGGCCGGGAGCATCGCGCAGACCTTCGCCGGCCTGATGGCGCGGCCGGTCGTGCTGGCCGACCTCGAACCGCGCCAGCAGCCGCCGGCAGCGGTCGAGGCGCCGGCTGTCGCGGTCGACGTCGAGGCGCCGGCTGTCGTCGAGGCGCCGGCCCGCGTGCCCGACTGGCAGGTTCCCGGCTGGAACGACTGGCAGGGGCTGCCAGCGGTGATCCGCCAGACGGAGGCCGCAGCTGCCAAGGCCCAGACCGCCCCGGCGGCGCGTCAGGCGGCCCTGAGAGCGACGATCAGCCGCACGCCGGCAGTCCAGCCCTTCGACGACGACGACCTGCTGTAGGGGACGGCAGGCCAGCCGGCCGGGGCTGGCCTGTAACCCACCGGGGCGCGTATCCGAAGGGGCGCCTGCAGGGGAGGGGGAGGGGTGAGCGATGAAGCACAGCTACTCGGCAACGTGCGAGTGCAAGCGCTGCCGGCGCGAACACGGGCGACGCCTGCAGCAGGCGAAGGCGAACCACGCGCAGGCCTGGACGGCGGGCCGCTGGCCAGCGCGCCACGAGGCGGGCATGGAGCGCTGGGCGCGGCGGTACGACGCCCTGAACGGCGCGCCGGAGGGCGACGACGACCGGTAACGCGGGAGCGCCGGCAGCTGCCGGCAGCAGCTGCTGGCGGGCTGGGCGGGCCGACCGCCGGCAGCTGCAGGGGAGCGGAGCAACGACCATGACGACGACGACACACGACAGCCTCGGCCGGCGCGTGACGATCACCACACTGCCGTGCGAGGCCGGCACTCGGTTGATCCTGACCATCTACCCGGCGAAGGCGTACGCCGGCCGCCTGGAGAAGGCTTCCGCACACCTGCGTCTGGAGTTGTCCCCGGCTCAGTGCCGTGCGCTGGTGGCTGGCCTGAGCGAGTACCTGGACGGCAGGCCGGCGGCAGGCGACGCGGATGCGGGCGTACCAATGTAGCCGGCCGGCGGCGAGCCTCGGCAGCGATGGAACCAAAGCATATGCTTCGACGTCTAATGCATATGCAAGCCAACAACGACAACGAAGGGAGCGAGCGATGACCAAGAGCAAGCGAACGAGCGGCGACGCGAAGCAAGACCTGTATCTCTACGTCTGGGAGGAGCGCGATCGCGACGGCTACAACGGCGAGTACTTCCACCTGCGCGGGCGCTTCGTGACGCAGAAGTACGAGCACAGCCAGTGGACGCCGCAGGGCGTCGACGACGACTACAGCGACGGGCTGCTGTGGTCGGGGCTGCGTGCCAGCTGCCAGGGGGATGCGCGCAGCCGGCAGCGGGCGGACGAGAACGCGGGCGAGAGCGGCCCCGTGTATGGCTTCGGCACCGAGTATCACGACGTCTTCCGGCTGGACCTGCGCCGCGTGCGGCGGATGCAGAAGACCCTTGAGAAGGTCGAGAAGGGGCTGGAGAAGCTGCGCGAGGCGCGGGGCTACGTGCGGAGCTTCGGCGAGTACTGCGGGAGGTTGGCGGAGGTGATGGGCTGCAAGGGCGTCGTCATTGCGCGGGGCCAGCGGCAGCAGGTCACGAGCGGGCTGGGCTGGGACTGGATGAGCATCGGCGACGGCGTCAACCGGATCAACCAGCTGATTCACGTCTGGGTCGAGGAGGGCAAGCCGGCGCAGGAAGCGCTGCCGGCAGCCTCCATGCGCGAGGGCGAGGAGCGGCTGCAGCTGCCGGCAGGGAGCGAGGAGGAGGCATCGTGAGCGCCACCGTACTGACCTTCAGCGCGCTGCTCAAGGGCGAGCGCTTCCGCGTCGTCGCCGCTGGCGGCGCGCCGGCTGGGCCGGTCTTCACCAAGGTGGCGAAGAACACCTGCCGCGACGTCGAGGGGCAGTGGCTGACCATCTCGCCGCACGTCCCGGTCGAACCAGTGGAGATCTGCGGCGACACCTTGCAGCTGGAGAGCGGCGGGAACGTGATGTGCCGCGAGGAGCACGGCCACAGCGGCGCGCATCGGGACGGCCGGCGGATGTGGAACTAGCATATGCTTCGCGGCCGGCAGCTGCTGAGGGAGCGGCTGCCGGCAGCTGGGCGCAGAGAGCAGGAGAGGAGCAGGAGCAATGAGCATGAACTGGAAGGGGCTGTTGACGACCGTGGCCGGCAAGCCGCGCGTCAGTGAGCAGCAGACCCGCACGCGCCGCCGGCTGCACCGCGCCAAGGTGCGCTATCGAGCGCAGCTGGCGCAGCTGCTACGCGGCAGCAGCAGCTGCTACAATAACAATCTGTGATAGAGGCCTGGAAGCCTGGAGGAGCGAGCGCACGCCATGAACGAGCACGACATCCGCATCGAGATTCACCGCATCCTCGACAGCCACGCCGAGGTGTTGCAGGAGATACGCGCCGCCCACGGGGCGATGCAGCTCGCCTTCAACCATCATGACGCGGCGCTGGTCAGCGCCATCGAGGCGAACCGCTCGGCGCTGCAGCTGCTGAACCGGCTGATGAACGAGGGGCTGCAGCCATGACGGTCAAGGATCTGTACGCGCAGCTGGTGTCGCTCATCGAGGAGGGCAAGGGCGAGCGCATCGTCCGCATGGGTGCCCCGACTACCAGTGACTACGCTGAAGTGACCGGCCTGTGGATACCCGACGACGAACCCGTGGTCGACCTGGAGAGCGCCGAGTGGTCCCGGTCGGCGAAGGAGGAGTTGTGACCGCCTGTCCCGTCTTCCGCCCTGACCACAACGGCGAGTGCCTGGCCTGCGACGAATGGATGGACGCGCACACCCCCGAGGCGATCGCGGCGGGCGAGCAGCTGGCGGCGCAGCTGGCGCAGCAGCCGGCACTGTCGGATGACGAGCGCCGCCGGCTGGTCGAGTACTTTCGGATACTGGCCGAGTGGGCGGCAGCGGTGCGCCAGCTGCCGGCGAAGGAGCAGCCATGATCATCCTGATTCTCGTCACCATCGCCGGCCTGCTGCTCGTCGGCGGCGTCCGCGAGTACATCGACAGCCGCGACCGGCTGATCGATCCCTCGCCGCTCACGCCGTCCCAGATCCGGCGCGGCAACCGCTACGACTACGGCGTGCTGCTCGTGGCCGGCGTCGTCTTCGTCGTCCTCCTGGCGCTCGACGTGCTGCTGGGCTTCTGAGCCGCTGGACCGCAGGACCGTACCAGCAGTACCAGCAGCGGGCGCTAGTACCCCGTACCAGCAGCGGGCACCTGTACCCCGTACCAGCAGTACCAGCAGTACCTGCGGCCGACCGCTCCGCAAGTTGTAATCTTGCCAGCCTAGGGAGGTTGACAGAACCATGCCGCATGTCCCGTCGATGCCGCCGAACAACCGCTTCTTCGCTCGTCTCGACCGCTTTGAGTGCGAGTGTCCCAGCTGCGGGGAGCTGCTCTTCACCATGCACGACGCGCGGCGCCATCCTGGCTGGCGCCACACCAACCATCGGCGCCGTGCGCTGGCGGCAGAGAAGCCGCGCTCGCCGAGCATCCGCGACATGGTCTTCAATCCGGTCACCCAGCGGCTGCGCTGCCCGTTCTGCCGCTCGACCTACGCGGTGGGCATCGTCGCCTACCCGATTCACCCAGGCGGGTACCTGCGGGAGGAGCCGTCCGATACCCGCCCGACCAAGCGCCAGCGGATGGAGATGCGGCGCGCTGCCGGCGGCTTCTTCATCGACAAGGACAACCGGAGCAGCGACGAGGTCAACCTGGCGATCGACGGTGACTGCAGCTGCCCTGAGAAGGGCTGGGTACCCAGCTGCCGGGTGCATGGGTATGGCGGCCCGCTGGAGCACACCACGGGGCTGCCGTAGCAGCTGCCGTAGGAGCCGATGCCATATAGGTGGTTTTTGTGAGATTTAGAGGCTAAGTCCAATGCAGTGTACGACTTACAGAATCTCGACCCCCTGAGACGATATTGAGATTCTGGGGAAAGTATCAAAAACTGCTGCTGAGCTGAGATTTTTCTATCTTGTACTGTACATAGGGGTTAGGGGGGAAAGTCTCACAGATCACCCCCCCAGCGGTCTTCGCGTACTCGCTCGCAGCCTCGGGTACCAGTGGAGCCGCACCAGCCGTACTAGTGGAGGGTCTTCAGCCGGTAGATGCCGTGCTTCGACTTCTCGATGCGCTCGCGCTCACGCAGGGTTTCGAGCACGCGAGCGACCGTGGCGCGCGACAGCGGGATGGCTTCGGCCAGCTCGACGAGCGCGGCGAAGGTGATGGTCGTCCCGTCGTCGGGGAACAGCGCCAGCAGCCGCGTGCAGTTGCCCTCGTCAGCCCCCGAGTAGGGGACGAACAGCCCCTGCTCGTCCCGCTCCAGGAAGAAGAACTCCGGCGGGGCGAGGTGCGAGTGCCAGACGAAGGTGTAGTAGGTCTTGTTGGTTTCTTCCGGCGCCGCCAGATACATCTGGGTATCACTGAAGCCGAAGATCGCCGTGGAGCCGAGGATCTGGTCCTGCAGCCGGACGTAGCGGTCCTTCTTGTCCGCCTTCAGCTTGCTGGAGTGCGCGGTCGCGATCATGTGGTACTTGCTGGTGTTGAGCATGGCGCGGATCTCATGGCAGGCCACCGCGCAGCTGTCGTAGTCGAGCAGGTTCCCACCCAGGAAGAGACTGATGGGGTCGACCAGGATCAGGCTCTCGGCCGGCAGCTGCAGCTTGTGGATGAACTCGGCCAGCCGCTGCGCCCGCTCGAATTTGCGGCGCAGGCTCTTGGGGTCGAAGTTCCGATCGTCGGCCATCGAGTAGTAGCGGACGTCAGCGAAGCCGACGCGCTTGAACCACTCGCCGGTGCCGCGCGCCCAGCTGCGGTCAGCGTTGATGACGCCGATCGCCGGCAGCTGACAGGGCTGGTGCCCGAAGATCGCCCGATGGTCGCGGAAGTTGCGCGCCAGGCCAGCCAGCAGCGCTGTCTTGCCGACATTGGGCGCGCCCGCCAGCAGTGAGATGCCGTAGGCGGGGATGATCAGCGGGATCGGGTCGTTGGCGTACTCGCTGGCAGGTTCGCAGGCAGGTTGACTTCGCCTCCCACTTGTGGCAGACATACTAAGGCTCCTTCTGCACCTCCTTGGTGCTTGAGGGTTGGCCGTCGTCGTCAGCGTCGTGGTTGTCGGCGTTGTCGGCGTGGGAGTCGTCGTTGTTGAAACGGCGGCTTTTGCTCGCTCCGCTCTTGGGGCTTCCCCTGCTCAGGGAAGCCCCGCTCCTTCCTCCGCCAGGCTAGTCAGAACCAGTCGGAAGCGCCCGTTCTATCGCATCACGCGCGCGTAAAGCAAGCCTCCCTGCAGCCTCTCTCGCGCCTCCCTGCATCTAGTACGGCAGAGCGCGGCAGCCCCTACCAGGAGTGGGTGTGCAACCTGCCCGCTCGAGGGTTGACAGCTTGCCAGACTTCGGCTACGGTAGGAGCGGAGGCACGCGATGCAGAGTGAGTTCATCAGAGATCTGGCCGACGAAGACGGCCCGATTGCGGCGGCGGCGAAGGAGCGGTCGGGCAAGCCCATCCGGCTGCGGATACAGCCCATGGTGCTGAGGGAGGTCAAGGGCAAGGGGGCGCAGTACCACGCCTGGAAGGACGTGCGCTGGACGATCGAGTGCGACTCGCCCGAGGAAGCCTACGCGGTGCGCGATGCGCTGCTGGTGTTCTTCCCGGCGCTCAGTCGAGTGGGGGTCAAGGGGATCACCCGGCTGCTCAAGGACGCCCAGCCCAGCCAGGAGGACGCAGCATGAACCTCGCCGCGAACATCCTCGGCACCTCAGCAGTCGATCGCTTGCGCGAGAGCGCAGCGGGAGCGGTGCTGCAGATTGGCAGCGACAAGCTCACGCGCGCCGACCTGGCGGGCGTCGAGTGCTACAACTTCCACGCCGCGCGGCTGCTGAGCCATGTCCTGCGCGAGCTGGACGTGCGGAACCTGCGCGACGTCTACGAGAAGATCCCGCCCTCGGCGCTGGCGCTGCCCAACCTGGGCGTGATCAGCCTGGCGGTCCTGGGTGCGGCGTTCGAGGCGAAGGGGATCGGCGGCCAGGCGCCGCTGGAGAGCTACGTACGGAGGCACCTGGTGAACGGCAACAAGGTCGTCACGTTCGACACGCTGAAGAAGCGCGAGCACGCCGAGGTGGCGAACGAGCGCAAGGCACGCAAGCGGCGCAAGGCGAGCCGACGCGATCGGGCGCAGCAGCTGCGGGTCGATCGATTCACGGAACGAGCAGGCTAAAAAGGAGCAACGATGACGACGACGACTGAGCGACTGCTGCAGCTGGCCGACGAGTACCAGAAGAAGGCGGATGGCCTCCGCCTAGCCGCCGCGGAACTGAACGGGCACCGGATTGAGAAGAAGCACGAGCACCTGCCGGCGCAGCTGGTACAGGCGATCAAGATTCGCAAGGGGCACGGCAAGCGTGGTGCTCGCATCGCGGTGACGAAGCTGAAGACCGGCGAGTTCGCGCGGGCGGCGGTCGAGATCCTGAATCAGGCCAAGACCCCACTCGTGACCGACGAGTTCCGCCGCCGGCTGGAAGCGCAGCTCGGCGTCAAGGTCGGCGCGGCCGGCTTCGGTTCGCTGACGCGCTACGGCTACGCCAGGATCACCAAGGACGGCTACGTGGGCACCGGCAAGCCGTTCGTACGACCGGTGCCCCCGGAGTAATCCAGCTCGCGAGCGCGCTGCCCCGACCGGGCGGCTGTGGTGGGTTCAACCGTAGCCGCCCTCGCTAGCCGCGAGCAGGCACGCCACCAGGGCGCGCAGCAGCCGCTGCAGCAGCATTCTATGCGTTTCGACGTAGCTGTGGACTTTGTCCAGCGCGGCCTGTTGCGCGTTTGGCTCGTGGCTTAGGTCGGCGAGCTGCTGGTGCAGGATCCTGATAGCCGCCATCCCGTGGTTGATCTGGCGATACCGATGCCGCGACTTCGGCGTGGCGCTCACCATGCTCGTCGCCGGCAAGTTCGCGAGAGTGGAGAGCTTCGAGGATGAAACCGGCGATGGACTCGAAGAGTCGGAGGCGCTTGGCTTGGCTGCGCTTGCGCCACTCGGTGTTGACGAGCGCTTCGATGTTCTGCCGGAGGAGGAGGAGGGCGTTGACGTCGTGGTCGTCGTTGCTGTTGACGCGGCTGTAGGAGATGAACGAGCCGGGAGCAGCTGGTCGCGAAAGTGTACGACGATCGTCATTGGGTTCTCCTTCGGAGGTGCCAGGAGTGGTAGGAAGTGCGGGGGAGTCTATAACAGACTGTGATTCTGCGTACCTGTTTATTTTCACAGTTTGTGATGGATACAATTGCAACACTTCAGCTTCCCGAATCAACTGACTGAGCGACCGATTGAAGTAGGCGGCGATCTCCTGCCAGACGTCGAGGTCCTTGCTGTGGCGATTGCCGGTGAGCAGCTGGCTGACCGAGGACTGCGAGCGCCCCAACTCCTCGGCGAACGCATTCTGTGATAGCCCGTAGTCGAAGATCAGCTGCCGAACGTGCTCCCGCATAGCCGTGGAGAAGGCAGTCATTGTTATCTCCCGCTTCAATCCAGCGTGGGGGGAGCGTGGTCTGGTCGTGCAGGCCGGTGTGGGCTGCGCGGGCCGCTTCCGGCCGTTTACGGCCGCTTCTGGCCTGTTAGCTTTCGTCACGTCCCGACACCGTATCACAACTTGTGATAGCGCTGCAATGGGTTTGTCAACAGTTTATCAACAGGGTTGACAAATGACCGCCTGCCGATAATCCCGCCTCGAACGGGGTTGACAAATGACCGCCTGCCGTGTAACCCCGCCTCGATAACACCTCTATAACGCTTCGTTATGGCCCTGTTTGCAACCCGTTTGCGATTCGTGATAGGGTTCGCCCTTCCGCTATGGGAAAGGCCCGCCGCACCTACCGCACGCTGAACGAATATCTGAGCGCCACCGCGACCAGCCAGGTCGCGTTCGCCCGTGCCCTCGACGTCCAACAGTCCGCCGTCAGCCAGTGGGTCACCGGCCTGCGCGTGCCGCGCCCCGAGCTGGCGCTGAAGATTCACAAGAAGACCGGCATTGCGCTGGAGGGGTTACTCAACAAGAAGAAGAAGTAGTCGAGCGAGAGCCGAGAGCCGAGCGAGAGGAGCGAGCACCGCGATGACGACACCACCGACCACCCCGACAGCGCCGTTGAATCTCTGGCTGACTGACCGGAGTCGCTGGAAGGCGGCGGTGACCTGCTGGCGCAAGCGTTACCTGGGGTATCACTTCGGTCCCACCGGCTACGGCATCACCACCCGACGCGACTCGCTGCCGCTGGTCACCGGCATCGTCGTCCACCACATCCTCGAAGCGTTCGCACGGCTGCTGGCGAAGTTCGACCGGCTGCCCGATCTCGTCGAGACCCGCGACATCATCAACGACGCGGTCGCGGGCTACATCACGCGGGTGGAAGCGCGCGGCTACACCAGCATCCTCGGCAGCGCGCAGACCGAAGAGACGATCAAAGAGCAGTCGACCCTGGCCGCAGGGCTGGCCTGGGCGCTGCGCCTGAAGTTCCTCCCCTGGTTACTACAAACCTACAAGGTGGTCACGGTGGAGCAGGAGCGGCTGCACTTCCTCGACTGCAGCTGCGGCGCGCCGCCCCTCGACCAGGACGAACACATCCGCCGCGGCTGCAGCGGCAAGGCGCTGATGATCCGCACCGACTTACTGGCGCAGCGCCGGAGCGGGCAGAGCCTCGCCTACTTCGAGGCGAAGACGACGGGGTGGGAGTCTGCGGCTTGGAGCGAGAAGTGGGAGACCGACCCGCAGCTGGCGATCGGCACGCTCGACGCGCAGCAGCTGTGGGGCGCCGAGGTGACCGAGACCTTCATCATCGGCTTGAGCAAGGGGACGCGGCAGAAGGATCGCTATGAAGACGACCCGATGAAGCGGCAGCTGTCGCCGCTCTGCTACGGCTTTGTGCGACCAAGTAACCCGCCGATTCAACACGAGGACTGGCTCCCGAGCTACGAGTGGATCGATGCCGAGGGGCAGACCAAGCGCAAGAGCAAGGCGCATCGCCGCAAGGGCGTCTGGCATCTGCCGGAGAGTGACTGGCCGACCTGGCGCGCCTATGCCACCGCCAACCCGGAGATGAGTCCCGCCGAGTTCTGGGTCAGGATGCTGCCGCCCAGCGTCCTCGACAAGGTGTGCTTCATCCTCGGGCCGATGAACAGGCAGGACCATCAGCTGGAGTCGCTGATGCGCGGCTTCGCCGGGGACGAGGCGCGCTGGCAGCAGGCGCTCTGGGAATTGTACGAGCTGCAGGCGGCGGGACACGCCTGGGCGAGCGACACCTTCCAGCACGCGCTCGACCGCATCATCCCCTGCAGCTGGAACTGCCGGCCGTTCGGGCGCGAACACGAGTGCGAGTTCGTCCCGATCTGCCACCGCCACAGCGGCTGGGAAGATCCGCTCGGCACGGGCCGGTATCAGCCGCGGTTACCTCACCACCAACCAGAGTTAGACCAGGCGGTCGCACGCGGGCTGCTGCCGGCGGAAGCCGAAGCGGTCGACGAGGAGGAGTGATGCCAGTCGGAGGGAGCCGGTTCTATGGCGGCGCGGGCCTGGGCCAGGAAGGGATCTGGGGCTGCCCGAGCTGCGGCGAAGACAACACCGGGCCGATCAGTCAGGGCTGCGTGCATTGCGGCGCCGGCAGACCCGGGCACAAGGCGGCACCGCCCCCACCACCGCCGGCACCGCCCGAGGTGCCTGAGGCGCCCGAGCCGCAGGTGGTGCAGGGCGACGTCGCCGACTACTGGGCGAGCCGGCACGCCGACGTCTCGATCGCGGAAGCCTACCGCGCCGGCTACCTCGATGGCGTGCAGGCGGCGAGAGCGGCGGCCCGCCAGGCGCCGTCCGAGGTGCGCTACATCCCCGACCAGAAGATCAACCGCACCATCATCGCGGCGCTGACGCTGTTCAAAGAGCAGGTGCTCGTCCACGAACCCGACGAGATCGACAACGGCGAGTGGTTGAGTGTCGCGGAAGTCGATCTGCTGCTGCGCCGCCTGCAGCTGGAAGTTCAGGAGCCGGCTCATGTCTAACGCCGCCCGTCGCATCTTCACCGCCACGCTGATCCTCGGCGTCCCCGGCGCCGGCAAGACGTCACTGCTCGCGCCGTTCGCCGAGTATCTCTGGGAGACCTTCCACAAGATCCTGCTGCTCTACTCCTGGGACGGCGGCGCCATCCCGACCAACCTGCAGAAGCTGATGCAGCAGGGGCTGATTCGCTTCTGGCGCGCGAGGACGCGCAGCGGCGAAGGCCTCGGGATTGAAACGCTGATGCTGGCGACCAAGGGCTACTGGCCGGCGAAGATCAACCGCGAGACCGGCGAGACCACACCGGCCGTGCGGCTGGTGCCGCCGGTCACCACGCGCTACACGGTCAGCTGTCGCAAGACCGGCGAGGTGCTGGCGCAGCTGCCGACACAGAGCCTGCTCACCCCGACCTACTGTACGCCCTGCAAGACGCTGCATCCGGTCAGTGAGCTGAACGTGATGGAAGACGTCCACCGGACGAGAGGCTTCGAGCTGGTGGGCGGCGTCGCCTTCGACGGCCTGACCTCGATGGGCAGCGTCGTGCTCGATCACATGGACGAGGCGCGCGGCGCGGGGCAGATCGGCGGCGAGAAGAGCGCGTTCGGCGGCACGGTGCGGAGCGGCTCGGTCACCTTCGGCGGCAGCAACCGCGCGGACATCGGCTTCGGCCAGACCCGCGCCCGTCAGTGTGTCCACAACAGCCTGAGCATTCCGTACCTGGTCGAGGGACCGATCTTCACCGCGCTCAGCATGGAAGCGACCGACGAAGGCGGGCTGCCGATTGTCGGCGCCAAGCTGCCAGGCCGCGCCGCGACCGATGAGGCCAGCGCGTGGTTCGGCAACGTCTATGAGATGGGGAAAGAGATCGACGACGCGGGCGGCGAGCACTTCACGCTGTTCTTGCGTCCGTTCACCGACCCGCAGAACCGTCGCCACCTGCTGAAGACCAGCGCCAGCCCCACCGGGTTACCAGATAAGCTCGTCGACCCGATCGGCCAGCCGTGGGCGCAGGCGAACCTCGGTCTGGTGTTCCGCATGTTGGACGCCGACCTGCAGCAGGCGATGACCGAGCAGATCGCGGGCGCACCGGGACTCGCCGGGACGCCGAGCGACTACGGCGAGGCCTTCGCGCAGCTGCCGGCGGCGAGCGCGCCCGCCTCGACGAGCGAGACCCTGACGCCCCTCCAGGTGCCAGTGCCAGTGCCAGTGCCAGCCGCTGCAGTGCCAGTGGCACCAGCTGCGCCCGTCGCCGTGACGGTCACCGCACGCAAGCGCAAGGTCGAGCCGCTGCCGGCCGGCAACGGGGGCGCGCCACTCTCGACGACGACACCGACGACGACTACACCGACGACGACGACGACGCCGACGACGACGACACCCGTTGTCGCTGGGCCGCCCCCGCCACCCGGGATGAAACCCCCGGCGAAGGCGCCCGGTACCCCGTAACTCGTCATCCGTCAGAGGTGCATCGTCATGGGAAAGTCACTCGCAGAACTCGCGGGCCAGCTGAAAGACGAAGTCCTGCCGACTGCCGGCCAGGACCTCGACGACCTCCCGATCTTCGGCAGCTTCGCGCCGCCGCCGCCACCCGGGGCGTATCGCTTCAAGCTCCCCGCTGGCCTGCAGACCGCGCCGATCTGGGATCTGTTCGACGCCGCCGACAAGAACCCGTCGCAGCGCGTGCGGCTGGCGTTCGACCGCGACCATCCGCTGCTGATCGTGCAGTCGCCCCAGGGCAAGAGCAACGGCGAGCCGTTCGAGACGCGCCTCACCAACAACGAGCGCGCTCGCGGCAAGGACAAGTCCGTCGTCGCCAGTGACCTCGACTACCTGCTGCGCGCCACCGGCGAGAAGGCCAAGCCGAAGAGCAACCGGGAGTACATGGCGGCGGTGCAGAAGCAGGCGGGCAAGGAGTTCAGCGCCGACCTGAGATACAGCTGGCGCTGCAGCAAGGATCGGGATATTCGCGCCCGGGACAACGCCGGCCAGGTGCAGGTGGTCGAGGGGAAGAAGGGCTGCGGCGAAAGCTACTACCAGGAGGATGTGCCGAAGGGCGCGAACGGCGAGGTGCCGTACGAGATCACCTGTGGCAACTGCGGCGCGCTGCTGCGGGCGTTCGCCAACGTCGACAACATCAGGAGTTAGCGATGTCGAAACCGAAGGACCCGGTCATCGCGGTGATCAACTACTTCGAGCACGCCGAACTGGCGCTCGCCCAGCAGACGCTGGCGATCGCGTCGGCCATTGTGAAGAACCGGCAGCCGCGCGCGACGACGACGAAGAAGTCGACGAGGAAGCCGGCCGCTGCGACCGCTGAACCCGCACCGCTCACCAACTGACATGGAGCGCATCCCCTGCCTGCTGGTCGGCGACGGCCCGCAGGAACCCACCGGATTGGGACGGATCGCCCGGGACCTCGGCGTGCTCATCGGGGCGCGCAACCTCCCGCTCGATCTCGTCTCGGTCGGCGGGGCCGTGCCGCCCTGCTGGACGGCGTGGCCGCACGTCCCGATGGGCGTCGCCGAGCGGGGCGACGACTGGGGCGCGAAGTTCGTCGCCGCGATCTGGAAGGACCGCTTCGGCGAGCAGCCAGGCGTGCTGTTCCTGGTCTGGGATCCGGCGCGCCTCTATGCATATTGCGACATCGACGTGCCGGCGAAGAAGTGGTGCTACACCGCGGTCGATTCGCACAACCGCCTGGGCGGATTGTCCGGCCCGCCCGCTGTCCCGCTGCAGACGTTCGACCGCGTGCTCGCCTATACCCGCTGGGGCGCACAGATCATCAAGTCCGTGCGCGGCGAGGACGTGAGCTACCTGCCGCACGGCCTCTGGCCGGCGGACTACAGCGAGGCGAGCGACACCGAGCGGGAGTGGGTGACGTCGCGCCTCGGGCCATACATCAATCGGGACGACACGCTCATCGGCTGCGTCGCCACCAACCAGCCGCGGAAGGATCTCGCGCTCTTCTTCGAGACGCTCGCCGTGCTGGCCGCGCGCGGGCGGAAGGTCTACGGCTGGCTGCACACCGACCTGCTGGTCAATGCCTGGAGCATCACCCAGCTGGTCGAGGACTGCGGCCTGCAGAAGCGCGTCACCGTGACGCTCGGCACGATGAACGACCGGCAGCTGGCCTGCTTCTACCAGCGCTGCGACCTGACGATCGCCCCGGGGTTGGGCGAAGGCTTCGGCTATCCGATCGTCGAGTCGCTCGCGGCCGGCGTGCCGGTCATCCATGGTGACTTCGGCGGCGGCAGTGAGCTGGTGCCGAAGGTCGAGTGGCGCGTGCCGATGCGCGAGTACCGCACCGAGAGCGTCTATGCGCTGCGCCGGCCGGTCTTCCGCATCGAGGATGTGGCGAACGCCGCCGAGCGGGCGCTCACCTGGCGAGACGAGGTCGGCCGGGAGACCGCCGCCGCGTATTGCCGCGGCAGCGTCGCGCACCTCGATTGGGAGGCGCTCGGCGACCGCTGGGTGAGCTGGATACGGAGCGGGCTATGAAGAAGCGCACACCGGAGATCGAGACGCTGCAGGTGCCGCACGAGTACATGGCGTTCGCCGATGCCCGCATCGCCGCGATCGTCCGGCGCGCGTGCCACGACGCGAACATCGTCGAGAGCGCCACGCGCAGCTGCTATCTGCAGGGCGTCTGGGACGGCGTGCAACTCGCCCTTGCCCGACCTGACGTGCTGGAGGCACTGCGGTGAAAGCGCTGGTGCGCGCCCGCGCCATCACCGTGACGCCGCCCGTGGGGCAGGGCAAGCCGTTCCTCGTCGCCGAGCTGCATATCAGCTGCGACATCTGCGGCGAGCACACCGTCACCTTTGCCGGCCACCACCTGCGGCCGATCGTCGCGCTGTTCCAGGAGTTCATCGAGGCCTGCCCCGAGCTGACCGCCGAGGGCGACGTCGAAGTCGTCGGCAGACGGGAGTACGACTTCCCGTTCGACCCGGAGAACAACTGATGCTGGGCATTGTCACCGCGACGACCAATCGCCGACGCGCCGACCCGTGCTTCCAGTCGTGGCTGCAGCACGCCGTGACCGACCTGCCGATCCTGGTGGTGGAGAACGGCAGCAGCGACGAGCAGCCGTACCTCGGGACCGTGCCGGCGTTCCGGCGGGGCATCGACGAGATGCTCGTGCTGTGGCCCGACGTCGACATCATCGCCTGCCTGCATGACGACGTGCTGATCCTCGAACGGGGCTGGGACGACGTCGTCGAGACCTGCTTCCGCCGCCATCCAGACGTGGGGCTGGTCGGCTTCGGCGGCGCGATCGGCCTGGGCAGCGACGAGCTGTATCAGGAACCGTATGACCCGATGCAGCTGGCGCGGATCGGCTTCCGCAGCAATCTGGTCGACGCCGAAGCGCACGGCGCGCGGAGCCTGCTGCCGGAGGAAGTCGTCTGTCTCGACGGCTTCAGTCAGATCGGGCGGCGGGCGTTCTGGCAGGGGCGGAGTCCGAGTGGCGCGACGCACATGCCGCCGTGGGACTACCTGCAGGTGAACGGCTTTGTCCACCACTTCTACGACGGGGCGCTCGGCTGTCTCGCGCGCCGGCTGCAGTGGCAGGTCTTCTACGTCCCGGTGCAGTGCCGGCACCTGGGGGGACAGACCGCTGTCGGCGACCCTGGGTATCAACGCTGGGCGGCAACACAGATTAACGGAGGCGACCGTGGGTTCTGGGAACAAGCACATCGAAAAGGCTATGACCTCTTCAGAGACGTCCTCCCGCTCCGAGTTGCCTGAGGCGCGCGGTCGCGTGCAGCGCCTCTACCCCGAGCGCGGCTTCGGCTTCATCCGCTGCACCGAGGGCGTGGGGGAAGTCGGCAAGGACTACTTCTTTCACATGAGTGGTCTCGACGACCGGCGGATCGAGGAGCTGGAGGAAGGCGCGATGGTGGTGTTCGAGCCGCGCGTGGTCGCCAAGGGGCTGCGAGCGGAACACATTCGGAGTGAGAGCGGGTTGTGATGGCGGTCACCCGACAAGTGACGCCGCCCGACCCGGATCTCGCCTTTGCGGCGCCGGTCGCACCCGTGGTGCAGCCCCGGCGACGGGCGCCGATCGAACGGGCGCCGATCGAGATGGAGCCGGCGCCCGCCCCGGTCGTGACGCCAGCAGCGCGCGTCGAGGCACCGTCAATCCTGCCGGACCTCGGCCCACCCCGCGCGGCTGATGGGACGCTGTGGGCAGCGCCGGCTCCAACCTTCACCTATCTGGCGGGGCCGGCGGGGAGCGGCAAGACCTTCGCGACCCGGGAGTGGGCGGAGAAGGAGCCGGGGCTGGTGCTGTGCGCGACGACCGGGATTGCGGCGATCAATCTCGGCGGCGAAACGATCAACAGCGTGCTCGGCTACTTCGACACCGCCAGCCTGCAGGAGGCCTACATCACCGGCTTCCTCACCGCCAAGCTCGGGAAACTGTGGAAGTCGGGCGTGCGCCGGCTGGTGCTGGATGAAGTGAGCATGTTGGCGGGCGACCAGCTCACCTTCCTGGTGCGGGCGATCGACGAAGTGAACGGGCGCGGGTATGTCCTCGGCAAGAGCACGCCGGACGACGACGACCCGCCGCAGATGGGGCTGACGCTGGTGGGCGACTTCGCGCAGCTGAGTCCGGTGAAGGCGAGCTATGCGTTCGAGTCGCCCGAGTGGGAGCGCTTCGCGCCGAACGTCATCACCCTGGACCGCATCTACCGCCAGGACGACCAGGACTTCATCGCCGTGCTGCGGGCGGCGCGCCATGGCCGCGGGCGGGTGGTGGCGGAGTACTTCGCCAGCCGGAACGCCATCAACCACGAGACCGACGATCACTACGACGGCCCGACCATCGTCGCGAAGAACGAGTCGGTCGACCGCTTCAACTACCTGCGGATGTCACAGCTGCAGGGCAAAGAGCTGAAGTTCACCAGTCACCGCTGGGGGAAGCTCAGAAGCGAGTGGGGCCAGCTGGAGAAGCCGGAGGCGCAGTGGGGCATCCCGAAGGTGCTGCCGCTGAAGATCGGCGCGCTGGTGATGATCCTCGCCAACCGCCGGACCGAGCTGCTGCCGCGGCGGCTGCTGTATGTCAACGGCGACCTCGGGACGATCGTCGACGCCACCGAGGCGACCTGCTGGGTCGAGCTGCAGCGCACCGGCGAGGTGGTGGAAGTCGAGCCGGTCACCCGGGATGTGAAGGTGCCGTGTGACTCGGCGCGGAGGAAAGAGCTGCGCGAGAAAGGGCCGGAGGGCGCGACACGGATCGACGGCAAGTGGGAAGTGGTCGGGAGCATTACCTACCTGCCGCTCAGAGTTGCATATGCATCGACGGTGCATAAGTGCGTCGCGCCGGACACGCGCGTGTTAGTCGCCGGCCGCGGCGCTGTGCGCGTGTGTGATCTACGCGTCGGCGAGTGGATCGATACGGGCGGCGGCCTCGCACGCCTCAAGGCGGTGGCGCAGACCGAGTGTCGTCTGCATCGACTGACCACCGCGCGCGGCTACACACTGCTCTGCTCGCCCGACCATCGGTGGAAGACGCCGCATGGCTTCCGCCAGACGTGCAAGCTCGTCCCCGATCACCCGATCTGCCTAACGACAACCGCGACGATCACCGGCACACAGGAGATCGACAGCGACCTCGCGTGGTGGATCGGTGCCTCGCTCGGCAACGCCGCCTGGGCTGACCAGCGCGAAGGCCAGATCCACTTCACCAGCGAGGTCGCGCACCTGCGCGAGCGCTGGATGGCGATCGCGCAGCGACTCGGTGGGCGGCCGAACACACGCCGCGACGAGCGCGGCTGTCATCTCACCAGCCTGCCACTGCGGCTCCGGCTCGCAGCGTGGGGCTGCGACTACGTCACCGCGGTGGACAAGCGCGTCCCTGAGGCGATTTGGACGTCGGGGCCGTCGGCTTGGGCGGCGTGCCTACAGGGCCTGTTCGACACCGATGGCTCGATGATCGATCGCCGGCTGGTCTACGCGACGCGGTCGGAAGGACTCGCCTGCGACGTGCAGCAGCTGTTGTTGTATCTCGGCATCGCCAGCACGCGCGGCACCTACGCGGGACCGACGGGGCCGTACCAGCACGTCTGGATCAATGCGGAGCAACGCGACCGCTACGAAGCGCTGGTCGGCTTCTCCCACCCCGAGAAACAGCGCGCACTAGGCGAGTGGCATCCGAACCGCGTGATCAAGCACTTCGACGGGACGGACACTGTCAAGACGATCGAGTGCCTGAAGGTGATCGTGCCGATGTTCGACATCGAGCTGGAAACGATCCACGAGCTAGGCTTCGGGCCGTTCGTCGGCAGCAACTCGCAGGGACTGAGTCTCGATCGGGTCCAGGTCAACATCCGCGACCCGTTCTTCAAGTCGCCAGGGATGCTCTATGTCGCGTTGAGCCGAGCGAGAAGTGCCGCCGGGTTGCGATTGGTCGGCAGCCCGCAGGCGCTGGTGGAGCGGTGCGTGACGGACCCGCGGCTGCGGGCGTGGTTGTGAAAAGGGGGGAGTGATGGCGGGTGAACGACGGCGAATGTATGACCTCATCGACCACATCGTGGCCGATGCCGAGCAGCTGCGGAGCGAAGTCGACCAGGCCTTCCCGGCGCCGATCGACGTGCCGACGGTGAAGGTGCCGGTCGGCGAGAGCGTGCAGACGGCGTATGACGCGCTGGAGCCGACCGGCGGCATCATCCAGCTGGAGGTCGGGACGCATCTCGGCGAGTTGCGGATCCGCGAGCGCCCACCGGACGCGCCGTGGGTGACGATCACCAGTGATAGCAGCGAGTACCCGCCGGTCGGGTCGATGATCACACCGGAGTACCTGCCGGCGCTGGGCGTGCTGCAGGGAGTGACCAAAACCACCTCTCCCATCCGCATCCAGAACAAAGCGCACCACGTCGCCTTTGTGAATATCGGCATCGGGCCGCCACTGACCAAGAGCTACTCGCACGTCGAGATGGGCGGCGACAAGCGCAACATGCTCACGCCGGAAGACCGCCCCGACGGGTTCCTCTTTGACCGCTGCTACATCTTCGGTGACCCGGTCCTCGGCGGGCATCGCGGCATCACCCTGAATGCGTCGAACGTCACGGTGAGCAGCTGCTACATCAAGGACATCTTCGAGCCGGGGCGGGATAGCCAGGCGGTCAGCGCCTGGAACGGCGGCCAGTATCTCAAGATCGAGAACTGCTTCTTAGAGGGCGGGGCCGAGAACGTCATGTTCGGCGGCAGCGACTGCGCCTCGCCGGAGATGGCGTGCTCCGACATTCTCATCAGCCGCTGCCACCTGAGTAAGAACTACGCCTGGATGTCCCTCGCCAGTCAGCCGAGTATCAAGTGCTTGTTCGAGATCAAGTCGGTCAAACGGTTGCGGATGGAGCACTGCTTGTTGGAGTGCAACTGGAA